GATCGATATATGCATATCCCATCCATAATCCATATCCTGCAACCATCATCGGGGCAATGGCCGCCGGACCAGCCGGGACAAAGTACAAGGTGATCACGTCGCCCGTAGACGGAACATCGGCCAGTGAGTCAACCTGGATGCCGTTGCGGACTGCGCAAAGGGTGAAATCGTCCAGGGTGATGACGACATCGCCGCCGGCCATGGCAACAAGGTATTGATTGATCGTGAGCCCGGGGACGTGTGGCATCTGCCGCGTCAGGCGGCCAACGTGAGGGGTGAAAGGTTTGGGGATATAAGTAAGGGTCACCTGATCCATCGGTAAAACCCCTTGATGCGGTGGATGAAACGCGGGTCATGAAAGGAGGAGAGAATGGAGCCGGTGCGGATGGTGGTCTGGAGGAAATGCGTCGAACGGGAATTGACGGAATTAACGGAAGAAACGGAATTGGCGGAAGGAACAGCAATGCCGACGTGGTCGTGGCTGTTCTCGGTGGTGAGCAGGACAACACACCAGGGCTCGGGATCGGCCAGCGGCAGCCATGTTGCGGAGTCCGCACAGGCACGTTGCATGGCTCCGGCAACGGCCCTGCAGTCGCGGGCGTCGATGATGAATTCAGGATAATCAAGACCAGCAGCTTTGGCAATAGCTAAGACCAGCCCCCAGCAATCATACTGCTGCGGTCCACGACCATTGGCCGCATACGGTTTTCCGATCCAGTCGCGCAGGTCGAAGGTATCAGGCATAGATCCCTCCGCTGCCGACGCCGGGGAAGCCGCCGAACCGTGCACTGTTGGAGAGCGTCCGGCAGGCGGATAAGGTTTTGCTGCAGGAGGTGGCGGCACCGCTGTAGCCGCATCCGGCCGACTTGAACTGCCAGCGGCAATGGTTCTTGAGGATTCGGCCCTGCGGGAAGCGCCGGCGGGAAAGATTGTCGGCGCCGAGTTCGAAGGTGGCCCAGGCCGCATCGCAATTGGCGTCCATGATCTCCCACCACAGATCCTGGACCGGCGCTTCATTCAGGAATCCTGAATGAACCAGGAGCAGACGGACCTTGGCCCCGTTCATGACGGGGTTCGCCGTCATGTAATCACGGACCACGTCGTCAACATTGCCGAGTTGCAGTTTGATCCGCGGCTGGTTGCCTTTGCTGGTTTCCTCAATTTCATCACGCCGGAACGGACAGGCAGTGTAGAGGCTTCCTTCAGCGGCCGTGCCGGCGGTCAGGACGAAGGGACACGGAATGGCGCGGCAGATCTGGATGTCTGCGACATAGGATTCAATCTCAACCAGGCCCGCCACCATGACGAGAAAGGTCACCGCGGAAAGATCGGCAGAAGGGGTAAATTCACCCATCAGCAGACGCCAGCCGTTGGCATCCTGCGTGTCGGCGCTGTAAGCCCAGGTTACATAATATTGATTAATCCCTGAATTGCGGACAATTAAAGAGCCATCGACTATACCGGAAGGAAGTTTCATCCGCAGCGAAATGCGATATCGCAAACCGGCGCTCAATGCGGCGGCCGAAAGGGAGAAATATTGATTGCCTGACGAGACAATCTTGCTGGCCGTGAGTGTGCCATCCCAACTGGCATGTCCGTAACTCACGGTCGGCGATCCGGATGCCGTCCAATGGGTCAGATCATTCGACCAGGAGACCAGGTTCTGACCTGGATAGAATAGGGCTTCCGTATTGTTCGCCAGGCGCAGGGAGGCCGTTGTCGATCCGGGCAGATACAGTTCCGCCAGTTCCAGCCAAGAACCGGCGCCGGCGAGGGCATTCTTGGCGGCGATCTGATTGGCGGTGAGGGTTAACATCAGACCTCCTCCAGGACGATGGAGATCTGGCGCCGATCACGGCGGACGATCTGGCTCTTGAGCGAGTCATCCCGATGCCGCACACTATAGGCCACGGCCGTCAGCGGATGCGTCCAAGTGAAAGCGATGCCGGCATTGGCCACCAGGAACGCATCAAGTGTGGCGAAATTGGCAGCGGTCATGGCTTTCCAATTGAGGGTGAAAACCTTCCGGCTCCTGGTGAAGCGCGCTTTGGACTGGACATAGCCGGCATCGAACTCTGTCCGCACCTGCGGCACATACGTATCCTCACCCATCGGATAATCGGGAATCTGGATTGTCGGAAAGGCTGACATCAGGTTACCCCCAATGCGGATTTCATACCGGAGCCGAAGCCGCCACGATCGGTGCGGGCGGAATCCAGGACCAGGCCGAGGATCGTTTCGCCATCCTGTTGGGTGACGGTCGTGCGTGAGGTCACCGGAGAGCCGGTGTTGTTGGTGATGTTGACGGTGATCTTCGGCGCTCCGCCCAGGGCATTGTTGGGAACGATAGTACCAGATGACCGCGGCAGCATCAGTTCCGGTCCACGTTCGCCCACAAGCATCAGACGATTGGCCGGATAATCGCCGCCGTCCGCATAGGCTCCCAGGGCGACTGTGGAATATTGCGAAGTGGCTCCGGCAGTGGACAAAGACGATTCGGTTCCTCCACCGCCAAAGAAACTGAGCGATCCTCCTCCACCCGTTCCTCCACCTCCCATAATACTGGAGATGAACTGTTTTGTCACCTGCTGGGCCATCATCTGGGAAATGGATCTCAGGATATCGGTGCAGAACGAGCGGAAATATTCTCCGGCGCTTTTCAGGTTGCCGGTGAACGCATCGAAGAAGACATTGGAGAAGGTCGAGGACATGGCATTGGCCGTGTCTGCCGCGAGTTGCCGGGCATTCTCGAAGCCGGATTGGACGTCATCCTGCCATTTGCGCATACCGTCGGCCCAGCCGGCGGAGAAGTTGTTGGATGATTCAAGGCCGATGCGGTTGAACTCATAATCTTTCCACTGCTGCAGCTTCGCCATTTCCTCTTCAGCCTGGGCTCCGGACAGATCGCCACGATCGGCACGGCTGCTGATCGCATCCGAACGGGAAAGGTATTCCGAGGAAACATCGGCCTGGCGGGATGCGAAGCGGCCGGCGGTGGGCTGCTGCATCTTGCGGTCCAGTTCTTCCATGGCGGCGGCATGCGCCCGGGCTTGATCCCGCTCCTTGGCGAGAACTTTGCCATAGCCGTCGATCTCTGCGAACTCCGCAGCCAGGCGTTTGTCGATTTCGGCGGATTGGCTGGCGGTGCGGGCCTGATCGATCTTTGCGGACTCCGCAGACCAGGCATCGAGCGCATTGGTCGACGCGCCATAGGTTGTCAGTGTCTTTTCAAGCCATTGATCCAATTCATACTGCTGAAAGTCGTACTCGTCCAGAGTTGCTTTCTTGAGACGGTCAGCAGCGTCTTCACCGGCTTTGGCCTTCTGATCCTGATACTGTTCCCAGAGTTTGACCTGGTTGTCGAACGGAATATCCGCCTTTTCAGCATTCATCAGTTCCTGCTGAGCAGTCACCAAATCTTTAAACTTGGCGGCAGCCTGATCATTATCCTTTGGAAGTGATGCTTGTCCTTTGGCCAAACGTTCGAGAACGATATCCTGGGCGGATTTGTCTTTGGCCAGGCGCAGAACTTCAGATTGTTTTTCCTGCCAATCAAGCCGTTGGTTTATTTGCGACAGCGTTTTTTGCCAGGCCGCGTCCATGCCGGCATTTGGCCCCTGTTGAGATGAAACCAATTCCTGGAAATCGGCGGCGCTTCCTTTCCAGCCTGCAGGTGGCTGAATCTTGTTCTGGGAATTATTCTTGTAATTATACTCAAATGCCTTCCGCTCCATCTGTATCTGCGCCGCACGATCGTATTTTCCCAGGGCAGGTCCAGAACCAAGATTTCCGAGGGCTGTGCTAAGGCCAGTCAGATCATCGATGATCGTGCCGATCTTCCAGCCGGCGGCAAACCCGGCGCCGACAGCCGTCGCGGTGGTGATGGCTCCGGTCAACGCCGTGAACTTGTAGGTCATGGTGTTGATCTGTTCGGCATAGCCGCCGAGGCCGGCAAACCGCGCCACACCCGTGACGAACTGGCGGCCTTTCTCTTCGGCATCACTCGCCACCAGGCCCCAGCTTTTCAGCTTGGCCGCAGTCGATTCCAGAGCGGACGAGGCCGCAGCCTGGCCGGAAGTCGCGGCACGCGCCGTGCCTTCAACCTCGGTCCGGACCTGGCGCAGCGCTTCCTTTGCCGCCGGCGCCCCGGTCGCTTTAATCTGGAGTTCGACAAGGTTTCCCATCAGAGCAAATTCCCGACTGCAATCGCCAGTTTAATCGGACTCTTTCGGAGATCGCTGCTTTTCCGCCTGGGCCGTGAGTTCCAGGTGTTCGAGAACGCGCAGGCCGCGGAGGATGCGCGGGTGGCTGACGTCGACGCCAATCCATTTGCCGACGGCCGCGACGGCCGGCCAGTCCAGGGCGAAAAGACCATTGAACCCGAGACGCCACTGGCCCCCGGCAACCTGCCAGACCGCTGCAACGTCCCTGCACTCCGGCAGCAGAGCAGGCAACTGATGCTGGCAGTCTTTGCAGTCCGTTTGGTCAGTTTGGTCGGTTTCTTCATCGTCGTCGTCGTCCTCGTCCTCGGTTTCGCGGCAGGCCGCGCAATACTGGCGGCGGTCCGGATCGTGATAGACCCGCCACCAGCGGGTCAGTTTTTTTCCTGTTTCCTCGAACCGAACGAGAGGTTCATGATTTCCCGGACGATCTCGACGGTCAGCGAGTACGGCTCATCTTCGAGCGCGGCGACATCGCCAGAGACCACGCCCAGCTTGAGCATTTGATTGTCCTGGATCTTGCCTTCCAGGGCCGCATCACGATCCTTTTTGCTGAGTTCGCGAATCTTGAAACCGTTGCCTAAATCTTTTTCCAAGGGTTTTTTCATTGCGGGTAATTCCTCCATTTTTACGACAGCAATCGACGGCTGCCGACTGCAATCGACTGCAATCGGCAATTAAACAGATCAGTACGCGGTGGCCTGTGCGTTCACCAGGGTAATCTGAACGCTGGTCTTATCCGGTGAGGCGTCCTGATAGAACGCCTGGAAGGTCTGGTCCAGGTACAGGCCCTTCGGTCCGTCGACCGGCTTCTTGACGCGACTGAATTCAACTTCAGGCAGATCGATGATCAGCTTGTGCGTGCCATCGATCGCGAGCGTGATTTCCAGGCTTGTCTCCGTCCCGGCCGCGCCCTTCTCCGCCAGGGCCGTATCCACGAAAAAGCCCTTGATCGATCCGCTGATCGTCAGGCTGCCCTCGTCCAGCGTTGAACGCTGGCCCGTGGCATCCAGGGCAAAGCCGTCCTCGTCCAGACCGAAATCAATCGTCAGGTCCAGACTCTTCAGCGTCGTGCAAGCCACGCCGCCTTCCTTCACCGAGACGTGCTTGAACGAGTACCGCGTGCCCAGCGTCTTGACTGTCTGCGACGAGTCATACGCCGCCGAGCCCAGCGTTTCCGTGGCCCCGACCAGAGAGAGACTGGCCACCAGTTCCCCGGAACCGCCAAACGCCAGCTTAAGGCTGCCGATCTTGACCCCGTTGTACTTGTAGTACTTCGCCACCGCGAGGTCCGTGAACTGCTGTTCGCAGACCAGTGACGGCATCGTGCTGCCGACGCGGAATACATGCGCCGGTACCGCCGTCACCGTCACGCTCGTGCCGGCATCCGTCAGATCGATGGCCGCCCCGCCCGGGCTGGCAGCGAGCTTGTAACTGCTGGTCGTCTTGTCCCGCAGGAAATAGACCGTGCCGGCGACTGTGCCGCCCGGGACGGCCGTTCCGCCCAGGATCACGCCTTGGCCGTCGAGCAGGCCGTGAGTCGTATGCGTGATCACGTTCGTGCCGGCATCCGCGGTGACGGCCGCGGCCGTCACGGCTCCGGTCACCACGGAGATCGCGCTGCCGAACATGGCCCGCAGCCAGATCCCGATCAGCGTATCGTCCAGCGGGATAACCGCCGAGCCTTTGACGTCGATGTTGCCGCGATACGGTTTGGCGGCATCCCGGCGGCCCTGGAGCGTGGCGGGCGTGATCGCCTCCTCGTTGGCGTCCAAACTGAAAGAATTCACCGGCACCTGCAGGCCGGCTTTCGGAGATGGATCAGTTTTGTACGTGGTTTCGAATGCAACGACGATCTTGGTGGTACTGCCTTTTTGACGACTCATGATGCGTTTTCCTTATTTGTGTTCAGTGTTCGGTGTTCAGGTGACTGTCGGCGCCGGCGACTGGCCCATGGCGACCGCCCATCCGGTGGTCGGCGGCGTGTCGCCTCCGGCGTTGCTGTAGTACAGCGGCATCCCGTCCGGGCTGCCCCATGCGATCTGCCAATAATTGCCCCACTGTGTCCATTCCAGATAGTAGGATGTTGTGCCCAGGCGCAGCGACGGCTTGCCGTTGACCGGCGTGCCCGTGTCCGTGTAGACGCCATTGACTCCCGTTTCGCCTGCATCGGCGACGGTCATTCCTGCGGCCGGCGGCGGCGGGGGTGGAAGTGGACTTCCCTTGTTCGAGAAGTTCCAGTATACCAGATAATACGAAAGCGGAATGTACACACTGTAAACGTGCCCATGGCCGGGATCTCCATTCGGGTTACAACTGTTATCCTCCGGGGGGGCAGGTGGCCAGGGAGTGGGGAAATCAGTCGAGCCATAGGGATTAACGACGACTTCTTCCACTCCGTACGAGTATGCGGTGTTTTCCAAAAACGAGAAATAGTCTTCGTTTTGCGGAAATCCCCACGGGTTGTAAAGAATGTCTACGGTGTGGTCGAAGCTGTACGTTTGCATCTGGGACCGGATCACCAGTCGGTGACCGATGGCAACGTCGGGCAGGCCAGCGGCCTTGGCATCAGCCCATTCTCGAGTTGCGCCAGCCGCCTTGTAGACAGTCTGTCCTCCAGTCATCCCAACGCGGATTGACTCTCGGAAATTCCCGTCTCCCGGAGTGCCCAATGCCCAACTCGCTTCTGCCTCAGCCTCTGCCACGGTGTAACTGGCATTGAACATTGCACCTGGACCATCGTATTTTACTGCATTCACGTAGGTCTTCGTCGCCGGTTCAGTCGCCTGGAGTGTTCGGACCAGGGCGAGCAGTTCAGTCTCGGTGGTTGCGGAGTCCGCATAATCCGATCCCCGTTTAGTCGGCGCGGCATCCGCCGGCGGCGGCGTCACCCAGTAACTCGACGCGAAGGCGTTCACATAGGCCTTAAGTTCGGCCAGGGTATAGACGCGGGCGCCGGTGGTGCAGATCTGCTTGGCCGTGTTGGTTGGGCTGGTGCTGCTCCACAGCGCGGTGATGCCGGATGCGAGTTGCCGCTCGGAAATATTCCAGCAGAGCAGCATTTGGCAGTTGTCATTCAGCGCGATCGTTTCGCGCGGCTTCGACGCCAGCAACTCTTCCGGCGTAAGCGTGACGGTCAGACCCTGGCTCTGCAAGCCGGCGGAAACCGTGTCGCAGAGCGTCTGCAGCGCCGGCCGGCTCACCTCGATGATGTCCGCCACCGTCTGCAGCCGTTCCTGGCGGGCGTTCTCCAGGGTGCAATAGGAGTTGGCCGCATCTTCCACGTCCTGGGAGGACGGCTCGGTCTCGAACGCGAATAAATGCAGCGCGTCCGTCAGGTCGACCAACACCTGCCACGTGCCCGCCGCGTCCTGCTCGGTCCTAAGGATTTCATTGAATGACAGCATCTTCAGATCCCCACATGCGCCCAGGCCCTGGTTCCGCCGCCGCCGCCCGTGGCGGCCGGCGCATTCTGCGCCCAGGGCTGTGCGGAGTCCGCATAATCCAGCGACTGCGTCGCGACGCCGGCCGGCAGTTCCAGGTCGTCCACATACACACACGACCCGACCGTTCCGGAGATGTACCAGGCCCAGACTTCAATCGTCACCAGTCCGGCGGCCGTCGGGGTAAACGAGATCGACAATTGCTCGTAACTCGTGTCATTGGCCTTGGTCGCGATCACGTTCGCGGCGACGCCGGCGATCTGCCCGCCACGGCAGACCAGCGCGGCAGCAATCGCCGTGGCGCTGCTTTTCTTGATCCAGGCCTTGACCGTGACCGCCACATTAGCCTGGCACCAGACCTTGGCCACCGGCAGATCCAGCGGGTAGGTGACATCGCGGAAACTGTTCGTCACCTGCAGACGCCAGCAGAGTCCGGAAGAGGTGTGACGGTTGGCCGTGTCCGATTGGATCAGACCGCCGTCCGTGACGATCTGATGATTGTCGGCGGTGCGATTCAGATTGTGCAGCAGGATGCGCTGGTTGTTGTAAGCGCCGGCCGCGGTATTCTGCTGAGTGGTGAGGGCGTCCTCGGCGCAGAAATCGCCGCCCTGGGACATGATGCCGTAGGAGCCGTTGTCTTTGAGTGCGGACTTGCGCAGCCGGGTGCCGTTGCAGAAATACGAAAAGATGCCATAGGTTCCGTTGTTGTTGATTTTCCCGACTTCGGCAATGGAGGAATAGCAGTCATAGGAGAAATACAGGCCATAGGTCTGATTGCCGCTGACTTCCAGGATCGCTCCGGAGCGCAGTTTGGAGCACGAGGAAAAGACCGCGCCATACGTGCCGTTGTTGTTGATGCAGCCGAGGCCTGAAAGTGTGACTCCGCCACAGCTCGAGACCGACAATCCGTAGCCGGTGCAGTTGCCGCAGACGAGCATGTTGCCGATCGTGAGAAGATTGCTTCCGCTTAAATAAAGGCCGATGTAATAGCGGACAAAAGACAAGTGGTCGGCGGTGAAGAAGTTCATCCCCGTCAGCATCAGGCCATAGGCACATCCGGACTGGCCGTCGAAGATCGTTTCCCCGTCCTGCGTCGGCGTCTCCGCCGCCGGATTCCATCCGCCCGACAGCGTCAGCGGCAGGGTGACCGTGGAGTTGCCGTTAACCTGCATGTCGGTCGAATCATAACTGGACCGCAGTGCCGATTTCAATCCCTCGCGGAAATAGGTCGCCGCGCTCTCCGTGGTCCCGCTGTAGCCGCGGCCGGATCCGGCAATGCAGTTGACGTCATTGTCGAGCAGGACCGCTGTGCCGTTGATGCTTTGAATCCCGTACCAGCCATGCACCCCGCCTTGATCGAGACTGTTTTTACCGATCAGGCTGGTCAGGCTCAGTCCGGACGTGGTGCAGGCGATGATGTCGCTCAGGATCAGGTTGCTCGAGGCCGCCGGCGCCGCCGTCGCGGAGTACAGCGCGATCGACTTGATGGCCGTGCCGAGATTGCCGCCGCCGCTCTTGGCGATGGCGAGCGGCACCCAGAACCCGGTACTCGGAATCGGCGGGAGTGGAAACCCGTCAACAATCCCCGTTCCGTTGGTTTCCGAGCAGAGGCATAACACCCATTGACTGCCTGCCACTGCGGCGGAATTTTTAAGCCAGAGCGACAACCGCTGCCAGGACGACAGGTTGATGCCTCCCGAGGAAATCGTGCGGTACGCATATAACGTGTTGGCGGCGTTGCCGGATGCCGGCGCCGTAATCCTCTGCGCATAACTTCCGAACTTCGTGTCCGTGGTCTGCCCGATCGTTCCGGCGGCGGCCGTCCATGTGGCGGTGCAGTTGTCCACCATCAGCGTCTGCGCCGCGGCCAGCGTCACTGTCGTTGACTTGTCTGTCCACGTGGCATTGCCGATGGACACCGGCGCCGGACTTTTCGCGAGCCGGATCGTGCCGCCCTGGGCCAGGCGCGCCGCGGTCAGTCCGCTCTTCCAGGACAGCCAGGCATCCGCCCAGGAGGACCCGCCGCGCGGGGTGATCGACGTGACCGTTTTGCCGGCCGCATAGGTTGATCCGACCAGGTCAAAGGTGCTGTCGCTGATCCGCGTCACGGCCCAGGCCCCGGACACGCCGGAGGAACCGCTGATGTCGACCACGGCGCCCGTCACCAGGCCGTGCGCCGTCTTCGTGCACCGAAACAATCCGGAACCATTGTCCGCCAGCGTCACGCCGGTCATCGCCGTCCGTGCGGCGTCATTGCCGTTGATCGGGTCGAAATAGAAAACTGGCGGTGTCAGGATCATGCGGCGATCACCTCCAGGATCACAGTCAGCCGCGTGATCGCGCTGCATGAATCAATATTGAACGCCAGTACGTCGCCGGCGGAAATTGATTTCGTCCAGCCCGTCAGCGTCGCATCCTCGCTCTTGACCGCGGAACTGATTGTCGGCTTGGCTGCGGCCGTGATCGTATCGGCCACCGTAGGCGGGTAGTTTGCCCAGGAGTCCTTCCAGACATCGACCACCACGGATCCGGTCTGATCCGCCAGCAGCGTGACCTTGTTGATCGTCCCGGATGCCGGCATCCGCACAAAGCACTTGGTGCCGACCACCAACGCTTCCCCGCCGCCGTCGAAATTGGCGACGGCCACGTAGGGCGCATTCGTTCCATTCGTGCCATTTGTTCCGTTGGTCCCGTTGGTCCCGTTCGTGCCGTTGCTGCCGGCCGGACCGACGAGACTGATCGGCGAGCCCCAGGAGCCGCTGGTCTTTGGGCCGTAGATCGTGTTGGCCGTTGTGTTGATGTAAAAGTCGCCATCGACGCCCAGGCCGTTGCTCGGGGTGCCGGCGCCGTTGCGGACCGTCTTCCCGTCCGTGCCGTTGGTTCCGCTGGTCCCGTTCGTTCCGTTCGTGCCGTTGGTGCCGTTACTGCCGGCCGTGCCGACGAGACTGATCGGCGAGCCCCAGGCTCCGCCGGTCTTCGGCCCGTAGATCGTATTGGCGGCAGTGTTGATATACCAGTCGCCGTCCACGCCCAGGCCGGAGGATGGCGCGCCGCTGCCGCTGCGGACC